AACTTTTCGGAAATCCTTGGGCGTAGAGCCAGCCGATCTGGTCCCGTATCTCAAACCCCGCGTCCTCGATCGCCACAACCCCACGGTGATAAGTCCGAGTCCCAAAGAACGAGAGCAAATGCGCGCCCGGTTTCAGCACCCGGTACACCTGGCGCCACATGTCGGCATCAGGTACGCCCTTGTCCCAGTGCTTGCCCATGAAGCTGAGGCCATACGGAGGATCGGTGACGCAGGCGTCCACGCTCTCGGACTCAAGCGTTTGCAGAACCTCGAAGCAGTCGCCTTGGAGCAGGGTACACGGTTCGATCACGGTCGCTCCCAGATATCGCGCCAGGTTTTCGATAGCCACGAGTAGTTGATTGCCGCGTGTCGAGCTTGAGCGTGGCGCTTCTTGGTTTCGAGTTCGGGCTCCATAACCCCGTACCATTCTTGCACGAGCCCATCGAGTAAGAGGATTGCGGCGCGGTCCCCGTCTGGGTTGAGTTCCTTGAGCCAGGCGTGCGCCATGAGCAGCGGGCGGCAGTTGCCTTCGTTGAACGCTTCGACGGTGGACACTTTGGCGACGTACATTTTGAACAATGACGCGTTCTGCGCCTCCCGCGACTCCGAAAGTAGTTTGCCAACCGCCGTTGGATTATCTCCGCACGCAGCGATGACTCGTATCCCTTTCCGAATATCTCGATACGCATTCGGACCGGGCTCTCGCATGAATAATGGAGCGTAGCCGCCTGGCAACGTTCTACATGGCTGGTACCAATCCCGAAGCGTGTATGCTTTCATCGCCATCCGATACTTCGCGGAATCGGCAGCGAGTTTATCCGCGCCGAGTATCGCCTGGATGTCGGCGGCGCCTTGCATATTTTCTTCTCGGGTAGCCAGCGGGCATTCTGGTATCCGAATGAGTTTGAGTTTGATTTCATCCCACTGAAAAGTCTGTTCCATCTACGTTCCCCTTTGTTTGTTGATCGTGGTTCCGTTGGCGCTCGTCCTCTTCGCGTTGAACGCGCTCACGTACTTCCCGCAGGCTTTGCGATTGCTGCGCGGGTGTTAGCTCCTCTGGTTTCCTTACCGGCCTCCGTGGCGGGTTCCGGTTGTATTCGATGAACTGCTCGATCTTCTCGGAGTTCCGAAACAGTAGCTCGCTTTTCAGGTACTTTGTCCCGCGGTCGTTCTCTCCCATGTGGTGCGGCGACTTCAGCGCACCGTCGACCACGAGCTTGCAATCGGCGAGCCCGTAGTTGCGGATCGCAGAAGCCAGTAACTTATACCGGTCGTCCCCTTTGATAAGTTTCGCTTTCGGTGAGCAACGGGTGCGCCAATGCTCGAATAGCTCCTGCACCTGCGAAGCAGATACCCGCGGTCGCAGGTCACGCTTGCGTGACATACTACGGTCGGGGTCGGGGTCGGGGTCGGGGTCGGGGTCAGGTGTTAGACTCTCATTAGAATCTAAATAGAATCTATTTAGACTTTCATTAGGGTCTGGTAAATACGCGGGAACACGAGGTTTGCCGGGATTGACAACTCGCTGATGCACCGCCCAGTTGATGACGTGAAAATATTGCTGCTCTCGGACGGTGTATCCGGCGACGTACCAGCTTTCGAGCTGTTCCCAGGCGGCGGCGAATGTCTTATCTGGCTGCTTGTCGCACGGGAATACCTCGAACGCTGTAGACCTGGACACCCGGCCATTTCCGTAGTCGTCCGACAGCAGGATAAGCGCCACAGATAACACCCGTGCTTCGGCGCTGCATCCTTGAAGCCGCGCATCGTGTAGCCATTCTGGTTTGATCGTTCGTATTCTCATCACATGCCCCACTTCGCTGCACGAGCTATCGCTTCCCTGGTGATGAACCGCCGCTGGCCGGTTTCGGTCACGCACCAATCGTCCGTGACAACCTCACATTCATACAGCTGCCAACGTCCACGTTCGCGTTCTTCGATCTTGACGTGCATCCCGAAGTAGCGGGTCGCGCTCGGTATCCAACTCCGAGCGAATTGATAAATGCGGCTCGTCTTTCCCATGTCGTCCCCTCGCTGTTTTCTGTTATCCTCCGCCGCAACATGCAGCGCATAGACTTTGTGATACCGGTTCCCCCGGTAGCGTGGCACCGCCCGCAGCAAACGAAGCGCGGTGTCACGTACAAGAATAAGCTCGACGTCGACTTCCAGGCGACTGTCGCCGCCTATACCCAGCAAGCTATAGCGATCTGGTCCGTCGGTAAACAACGACGGTGGACCAAGGACGGGGAGTTCGCGCTATCGCTGGGCTTTCACGTTCACGATCTGCGCCGCCGGGACATCGACAATCTTGAGAAGAACGTTCTAGACGGCATGACCGGGATCGCCTACCACGATGACGCCGCCGTCGTCGACGTGAGCAAATTCAAGCGGCTGAACCGGCGCGATCCCCGTGTTGAGATCAGTGTTCGGTCTGTGGAGGGGTACCTGACCAATGCAGATCCCGAAACGTAAGCCGTACCGAAACGCCGAGTATCTCGACTACGTGCGGTCGCATCGATGTTCCGCGTGCACCGCACCGCCGCCATCCGAAGCGCATCACTTTATGCAGGGTTCCGGCGGCATGGGAGTGAAGGCGGACGACACATACACGGTGCCGCTTTGCCGCACATGCCATAACGATTGGCACACCCAAGCGTTCTTCGCGTGCTTCGACGATCGACTAACGGGCGAAGGGTGGCGTTCGACAGACGATAGGGCTTTTGCGTACGTGAATAGCCTTGCGCTGATGTATAAGGCGGAGGCGGAGCTTCTTAGCTCTTGGATTCAACGCGCAGAACGTGGGGCTGGAACAGACGACGGAGAGGAACTATTCTAGCCGCGCTTGACTGTGGACCAATGGCTGATGGTTGGAATCGCGCTCACCGCTACGCTAGTCGTTGCGATACGCAGTTATGACTCGAAGCGCTAAACTTCACTGGAGCGACGGGATGCGACCCGGCGACGTTCTGTGGGTAACGCTATGCGGTCAGTTGGTCGCCGAGACGGCAATCGATCCTGACGACGTGACGTGCAAGTTGTGCCGGCGCAAGATCCAGGCGAAGGCGCCGGACACCCGCGCAGCCGACTACGTGCAAGCCGTATCCACCGGGAAGCTCCGCGTGTTCGCGCCGCCGCAGCCCGTCTGTGACCCGCAAAGCGGTTTGCCGTTCATAACTCCCGATACATGGACCACAATCAAGAGCCGGCATCACTGGTGCGCGCACTGCCCGACGTGCTCGTGGTTCAACGAGATCGAAGCGGATCACAACGCGAGCCCGTGGAAGAAACGCCACCGTCTCGCCAAGGAAAACTATCGCTGGCCGAGCATCAACGCAGCGCTCGAATGGTACGCGACGCTGCGCGAGGACGGCTACACCGTCGCCACGCTCGGCGAGGCGCTGGCAAAGATCGGACGGCTCGGGACCATCATTCGGTCGAGCGGGACAAGCCAGCGCGCACAAGAAGAGGCGGACGATGCCCACGCGATCGATCGAGCGCTCGGCCAGTGCTACCGGGCCGAGAGCAAGCGCGGGCTCAGCCGACAAGAGCGGCTGTACGCCCTCTTCGAGACAGCCAAGGGCCGCAAGGCGCACGCTATCGCGGCGGACCTGCGGCAGAATAACGCCGGCATCCAGGTGCTGACCGGCCCGATGGTGTCGGGGATCGCAGCCGATGGACGCTGGACTTGCTACGAGACTCTTCGTCAGTGTAAGCTGGTCCCGCGAAGATGAAATGGTTGACCACAGGGGAGGTAGCCGAACGCATCGGCCGGAGTGCGCGAGCAGTGCGCGACCTCCTCGACGATGACCGCTTCGAGTACTTCGAAGGCGCCTATCGCATCTCCGGCGGAGCCTGGAGGATACCAGAGCCAGCAGTCGAGGGGTTCCTGAAGCGTATGCGGTCAGCCGCTAACCGCGTTCGTCGCGGCAGAACGGGAAAAGAAAACGAAGTGGACGCTGGACAGACTGACTGATCTGGGGATGATATCACCCAAGCTGCGCACGTGCCCCCTTGCGGCGCTGCTACCAAAAACGGGCGCACCTTCTTCGCATCGGGTGCGCCCGTTTCCCTTTTCAAGTTACACGTTGATGAGTTCGCCGGCGACGCGCTCAAGGTCGAGCTTTCGATCTCCGTCGTCGGTGTTCACCGCGAGCCAAGACACCGCGTTGCTTAGACGCCACGCGCTCTTGCCAGGCGGCAGGTTCTGAACGTCGGCACCCTCGAACGCTTCCTCGGCGCTCTTGAGTTCCGTCTTGGTCAGCTTCGCGAGGTGCTTCTTGGCAGCACCCCAACTGATGTCCGTGTCGTGCGCCTTCTCGATGACCGCATTCATCTCGTTGACCTTGGGTGGCCCGAGAAGTCCCTTCACGGTGTCACGAGTCGCGCTGATCAACGCCTTCGAGTTCAACTCGTATGTCTCCCGAGAGAACGTGAAGTCGTCCGAGAGCTTGCCGCCCAAGTGAACCTTGCGCAGCCCGTCCTCGGTCGTCATCAGGTTCGTGCACATCACGCGGTTGGCGAACAGCCTAACGTGAAACGCTCCGTTGCCGAAGTCGCTGTTCTGGATGTCGAGCCCATACGTCATGATCTCGTCCGCGAACGGCTCGAACACCATTGGCAGAACACCCTTCAGCGACCAGCGCGTGTCGGTTGCCGTGCCTTGCAGGGGAACGACTCCCAGGTTTTGGAACTCCCCGAGCACCGCGTCCACGATCGACGCGCTGTCGTATGGGGAGTATCGATCGGACAGGCACGCACGCACCTCGCCATCAACGCTGCGCATGAAATGCCGCCGGTCGTTCCGGTGGTAGATCTCGTTCATGTTGTGCGCCAACAACTCCCGCTCCCAGTCCGCGCCGGCGACTAACTGGTCCGCGAACTTCGTGTTCATCGCGGTCTTGCCGACCATCTGTTTGAAAGCGTTGCGGTGTATGCCGTGCGTCTCGTCCTTCCATTTGATCTCAACGCCATCGCCGGTCGGAACGAACTCCGCGGCCCGTCCCGCGACGATCGCATCCTGCGGGACCATGTTGACGATCTGGTTGATCGTGCGCGAAGCAGACTCGCGACCTCGTTCGATTTGCTTCTCGAACTTGTCACGCGCCCAGTCCGCCGCCTTGCTGTTTGCGACATCGTAGTCCGATGCCGAGTCGCCCATTCTCCAGTTACTAGTCATTTCGTTTCTCCTTCGTTCGTTGTTTCTGGATTGTCCGCGAGCCAGGCGTAGATCGCCTTGCGCACCGCCGCCTCGTCGTAGTTATCGAACAGGTCGTAAAGGACCTGCGGCAGCCCGTGTCCGAAGAACGTAGGGCGGTCCACCTTGGTTATGAACTTCACACGTTCGTCGGCCGTGACCTGGATCGCTTCGTGCAGCTTGTCCTCGGCGCGATAGAGCTGCACCGCGTCAGACCCGATGCGAGTTGCCATCGGGCCGTCTGGGTATCGCGCCATCGCTCCTGCGATCTGCGCTTCAGTTGGTCGCATCATTTCGTTTCTCCTTGTTCGTTGCGTTACGGTCGGTCCATGATGCTGTCGACGTACCCGATTAGGTAGTCGGTCTTGCACTGCGTCGAGCAGACGATGATCGGCCCGAGGTGTCGGCGGCCAGGCAGACCGACGTAGAAACATTCTTCGCCGATCTCCTTCCCGCATGACGCGCACGGCTCGCCCTGGTCCGGTTCGTCCGGTGGGTCGAGCTTGTAGTCTCTCAACATTTCGTTTCTCCTTTCGCGATGTACAGGCCGACCGTCCCACCGGACTGCACCCACTTGCGTACAATCTCCCGAGAGCCCCACGAGTTGCCGGGGATCTTGTTGTAGATGTAGTTCGCGATGTCCCCGATATGCGCGAGGCTGACATGGTCAGCTCGACCAATCGCATCCATGAAGTCGTTGGATAGACACGCCAAGAGAAAGTCCCCCGTCGGTCGTCCAGTTTGTACGTAGGCGTCGAGTGTTTCTTTGACCCACTCCGGCGCGTTGCTTGAATCAGGCATCTGTTTCTCCTTTCGGTTCGTAGTTGGCATTGCGCAGCGCTTGGTTGTGGTCGTAGGAGCCTTGGAAGCTCCCCGGCATTTCACCCCAGTCCGTGATCTCTCCGTCGGCGTTCGCCGGGAAGATGTATGTCTCCGGCCCGCTGTACGCCGCGAACGCAGCCGACACGACCACGTACTCGTGCACCTTGTTGTCGTAATCCAGCATCGGAGGGTCGCAGCGGTACAGGAACGCCTCGCCCTTCATGCCGGAAATGCTTTTCAGTTTTGTTGCTACACGCATCTCGTTTCTCCTTTCGGCGTTGCCAGCGCGTGTTCATGCCAGAACTCTTCTGACTCACGGCGCTGTTCGTCCGTTAGCGTTGGATCATCCGGCTCCTTCGGCGCAAGCGGGCCGCCGAATACCGTGTAGAGAACGCACGGCTCGTCGCCAAACGGTCCCGCAATCACCGTCACCTCGCGTGTCGGGCGAGGCGGTAGGTTGATCATTCGACTGCGGTATGGCCGGCTGCCGCGATGCTCCCAGTACAGTTTATCGCTCGACATGATCGGGTCGTCGCCGGCTATCGGGCCGTACAAGTCTGACGTCAGCGATTCGAACCGATCGGGTAGCGTAAACGTTTCTGTAAAGAAGCCGCTTGCGTCGGCGAACTTATCGAGCACGTACCCGAGCAGCGTGTCGCTCACGTGGTCCGTGTGAGATTCCTTGTGCAGTTTCATTTCGTTTCTCCTTTCTAGTTTCCATTTTCAAGCGATGAGCGGAGCGCCGCTTCCATCGCAATGATGTCCCGCCGGTCTTGCCCGAGCGGGAAGATGATATCCGAAGCGCCAAAACGGGCTTCGAGCCAGTAGTGCTGCGGGTTCCCAAAGTCCTCGTCGATATGCGAGTGCAACCGAATGAGTCTTGCGCACTGCGGGTGCAGCGGCGCATGGTCGCGAATATATGCGATCGGCTCCGGGAAGTAGCCGTTTGTCAGGCACCATTGTTTGAACAGCGTTTCAAGTGTCATCTTCGTTCTCCGTTTCTTCATAGTGTTTCTCGATCGTGCAGCAGTCCACGTTCTTCATAGATCTGAAGTACTCGCTCGCCGCCTGGTCGGCATCCATGAACGAATCATAGATACCGACCACGACCGCTTGTATGTGGCCGGGGCGACCACTCGGATGAGCGATCACCTTCCAGCCGGCTTGGTCTCCGGTTTTCGTCACGCCTCCTCCTTTCATTCGTGAACTGTGATGGTGATGGGTGTCATTGGGACTTCGATGATGCCGTCGCTGTTGTAGTCGATCGATCCGCCGCACTCGACGAGCGCGACGTTCGTCCCCCGGATGTACGGCGCGATGGAGCGCTGACACGTCCAGGCTCCGTCGATGGTACGGACGTCCGCGGGTGTGCAGATCGTCATCTGCGTTACGCCAGGGTCGACGACGAACTCGGCCCAATGGATCGTGATCGTCGCATGGGACGGACTCCCGTCCGAGTTGCTGTGGTTGCACGTGACCTCGCGGTCTACCGGAGCAGGCGGCACTGCGCCGCCCTGACCGCCTACGCCGCCAGCGCCACCGGAGCCGCCTTGCGCACTCGCGTCTGGCACCGAGCCGTCTTGTATCACCGTCCCCGCGTCGGTGACGATCTCGCCGGCGTCCACGATGGCTTCGCCCGCGTCAATGAGTATGTCGCCAGCATCTGCAATGTCGACGCCAGCGTCTTGCATCAGTTCGCCAACCGCATCGCTACACGCGAACACGGTAGCGAGCACGGCTGCGGTTATCAATATTCGTTTCATGGCGCACCTCCGTTGAAGATCGAGTACCAGAACATCAGGCCGAGCCCGATGAGTGTTGCGGCTTCGCAGCCGAGCAGGATGATTCGTTTCATATCGCCTTCCTTTCAGTTCTCAGCCAGTTCGACGTAGAGCCCGTTGAGCCCGTCCCCGTATGTCTCGATGGCATACGCAGCCAACGCTCGAACGGCGCAGCGTTCGAAGTCGGGCTCGTCGACGCTCGGCAGCAATTCCGTGGTCAGCTTGACCTCGAAACAGTCGGCGAGATGGTATCCGATCCCGTTGTCGGCATAGTCGCCAGCGCTTTCGGTATCCTCGTTGTCGATCAAGCCTTCGAGTTCCGCTTGGACCTCATCCTCGAACATCATCCGAAAGCCATCTTCGATTGCCGCGAGACATTCGTCGGTGGCTTCCGAGTTCAGCACTGCCATCTCGACGCATTCCAGCACGTCGCCGTTGTCGATTGCAAAGTTGATCATATCCCGTTCGAGTTTCGGAAGGTGACCGGTTTCGATTGTGTTTAGATTTCCCATTGTCTTTTCCTTTCGTTGTTTCGGTTTCAGAATCGGAAGACCTCGAAGTCGCCAACGAGCCATCCCGCGTTACGCATCTTCGCGAGTAGGTTGTCGGCACCGCGCTTTGTGAACAACTTACTCGTCGATCGAATGATCGGGCCGTGCTGGTTGAACGAGTGCAGGTACGCGAGGTCATCTTCGCCATTGACGAGGATCACAAACGCGGGGTCATCCTTCACGCGGTAATCTCCGTTTCGTTTTCTGGTCATTTTCGTTTCCTCCTTCCAACGCTCCGACGAAATGCCGAAGCGCTTGAGGGAGGACGCGAACCCCGTCGGGCTCGCATCGACTCCGGTAGCTCGACGATGCTTCGCGTTCGCTGTGCAGATGACAGAGATCGAAAACGCCGGGTCGTCGAGCGACGTGTAAGAGATGTTCGGTGCCTAGCGGTCAGCGGTTCGGAGGAAGCTCCGTTCCGATTCCCTTTCGCTTCGCGTCGCGGTCCCTTTCGGCAACAACCGCTGCTGTCGATGTCGGTCCCTCACCGGGTGGTCGACTTCGTGCGAGCGCTACAGGCGTGTCTCTTATCGTCATGTCCCCTCCGCTGCTGGACGGTTCGCGTCTTTCGCAGGGTCCGGGGTTCGATGGTTCTCTCGGGAGGCGCGTCCGAAAGAGTTGTGAAAGAGCCAGGCGGCGGGATGGGCGACCATTTGCAAGCGGGTCGCGGCCCTTGGGCCTGTGATGCCATCATAAGCCCCATTTGGTATTCTGGGCAAGTCTTTGATTTTTGGTGCGTTTTCCGGGGTGTTTTCGGCCCACATGGAGTACAAGTTCCGATGATGAAGCTCGCGACTAGGGCCGAGGTTTGGCATATCGACGCGCTGCGGCCCTACGAGGCCAACGCAAAGGCGCACCCGGAAGCGCAAGTCAAACTGCTCGCGCAAAGCATCCAGGCGTATGGATTCAACGCGCCGGTCCTCGTCAGTGAGGAGCACGGCATCGTTGCGGGACATGGGCGGCTGCTTGCGGCGCGGTCGTTGGAGATGGATCAGATCCCGGTCGTCGTACTCGACCACCTGACCAAAGACGAAGTGCAGGAGTACCGGCTGGCGGACAACAAGCTGACCGAAGTAGGCGGTTGGGACGCGGAGCTACTTCGCCAAGAACTTGAAGAGGTGATGGCGCGAGGCATCGACATGGAGGCGCTCGGGTTCGTCCCCGAAGATTTACGCGACCCGTGGAAGTCCGACATCGAGGCGCTCGACAAGGTTCGAGAAAACCTCGACGGCATCCCCGGGCGCATCGTCGTCATCTGCGACGACTTCCTGAAGGACGAGATCATCGAGTGTCTCCAAACGTTCAAGCGTGAACGCGGTTACGACTTCACGGTGACATGAACGTCGACATCCCCGACGACGAACGACGGCTGAACCTGTTGGTCGCGTACCCGTACCTCAACGCCGACCAGGGTGAGTTGATTCGGGAACATGGCGACCGGACACGGTTTGTCCTGGACAGCGGCGCGTTCACCGCGTGGCGAACCGGGAAGCCGGTCGTGCTCGACGACTACTGTCGGTTCATCGAAACCACGAAGATCCCGATCTGGAGGTACTTCGCCCTCGACGTCATCGGCGACCCCGATGGCACCCGACGAAACCTGGACACGATGCTTCAACGCGGACTGAAGCCGATCCCCGTGTTCACTCGCGGTGAAGATCCGAAGCACCTCGACGAGCTGTACGAGGTAAGCGATGTCGTTGCGGTCGGCGGGCTGGTCGGGACAAAAGGAAATAAGGGTTTCGTCAAAGGCATCATGCGACACGTCGGTGACCGGAAGGTTCATTGGCTGGGCTTCACGAGCCCCAACTACGTGAAACACTTTCGCCCGTTCATGTGCGACGCCGCAAACTGGGAGAACGCTTCCCGGTTCGGCGTGCTCCGATTGCACATGGGCGGCGGACACTACAAGGGGTTCCAGCGACAGACGTTTGCGAACCGTCCACCCGACGAGGCTATCCGCGCCGTGCGACGGCTTGGATACGACCCGAACGTGTTGGCGAGCGAGAAATCTTGGCGCGGCACGTGGTCCCCGCTTCGGCTGCTCGGTGCGGCCACCGCGATCGACTTCGTGACCGAGGTCCAACGGAACGTCGGCACGCTTGTGTTTCTGGCGTCCACGATGAACACTGCGTTGTTGTTCCACGAGTACGACCGGATGTACGAATGAAGGTTCTCGCGGTATTCAGCGGCGGCATGGATTCCGCGACGTTGGTTTGGAAGCTCCTGGCGGAAGGCCACGACGTGTCGCTCGTCTCGTTTGACTATGGGCAAAGACATAGACGTGAGTTGCAAAGCGCCGCCGCCGTCGCCGTCCAGCTTGGGCTTGAACATCAGATCATTGACCTGACCGGGCTGCGCCCGCTGCTCAAAGGTTCAGCGCTCACCGACGCATCGGTGGATGTTCCCCACGGGCACTACGAATCGGACACCATGAAGGCCACGGTGGTTCCGAACCGCAACGCCATTATGATTTCGATTGCGTGGGGCATGGCGGTGGCTGAAAACATGGACGCGGTGGCGCTCGGCATTCACGCCGGGGACCATGCCATCTATCCCGATTGTCGTCCTGAGTTTCATAAAGCGATTGAAGTCGCGCTACAACTCGGGACCGATCGACTCGGGATGAAACTATTCGCCCCGTTCATTCGCATGACCAAGACCGATATCGCAAAGCTCGGTGGCGCCCTCGGGGTGCGATATGACCTCACGTGGACCTGCTACGAAGGCGGCGAAGCGCACTGCGGCAAGTGTGGCGCCTGCCAGGAACGCCAAGAAGCGTTTCGAGATAGCGGCGTGGCGGACGTGACGGAGTACGCGGCATGAGCGAGTGGTGGATGACCAATACGTCGATGGGGCTTCAGATTCTTTTTTGGGCTGCGCTCCTCGTGGTGACGTGCCCGGTGCCAGGACGAGGCTCGCTAGTATCGCGGGCATGGCGTAGGCTTCGCCGATGACCGATCGGTATATGGAAGCGGTCAACGCTCGCATAGCAATCCCGTCGTATCGGGACATCCGAAAGCGCATCGAGGAAGCGGGCGCAAGTTGTTTCGCGAACGAGAACGTCAGCGAGTACATCGAGCCGGGCGAGCTGGACAACGTGGTCGCGCACATCGAAATGAAGGTAGGCGAACTGCTGGACGCCTTGGTTATCGATCGCGACGAGGACCACAACACCATCGGCACCGCCAAGCGCGTTGCGAAGATGCTGGTTCACGAGGTGTTCGCGGGTCGGTATCATCCGCCGCCCAAGATCACGTCGTTCCCCAACGCCAAACATCTCGACGAGGTCTACACGATCGGACCCATCACGGTTCGAAGCGCGTGCAGCCATCATCTCGTCCCGGTCATCGGGCGATGTTGGGTTGGGGTGATGCCCGGCGAGCGCGTGATTGGCCTAAGCAAGTTCACCCGGCTGATTCAGTGGGTAATGGCGAGACCGCACATCCAAGAGGAGGCGGCGATCATGTTGGCCGACACCATCGAGTCCTTGGTGGAACCTGCTGGCTTCGGTATCATCATCGACGCTACGCACTACTGTATGAAGTGGCGCGGCGTTAAGGAAAACGATACCTCCATGATCACAAGCATCATGCGCGGCTCGTTCCTCGAAAAGCCGCACGTCAAAGCAGAGTTCATGCGGTTGATCGAAATGCAGCAGCGATGATTGTTGCCACTCGCTACCACGACTTCAGCGCAGGTCATCGAGTGGCGGGGCACGAGAACAAGTGCGCCCACCTCCACGGCCACAACTACCGGGTTCATTTCGACGTTCAGGCGGAGGAGTTGGACGGGATCGGGCGCGTGCTAGACTTCGGCGAAATCAAGTCGAGGCTTTGTATGTGGTTAGAAGAAAACTGGGACCACCGGATGCTCCTCTGGGTGGAAGATGAAAAGATCATGCAACTCGTGGACGCGGGCTTCGTGGACGATGTGGTAGCGGTACCGTTCAACCCGACAGCAGAGAACATGGCGCGGTATCTCGTCGAGAGCATTGGGCCGAAGATGTTGCCGCCAGGGCTGCGGTTGGTCCGGTGCCGGGTAGAAGAGACGCGGAAGTGCGGCGCTGAGTATGTTGCCGATCTCTGAAATCTTCCTTACGATCCAGGGCGAAGGCATGAACGTCGGGCGCCCGGCAATGTTCGTACGGACCCAGGGATGCGACGTCGGATGCCCGTGGTGCGATACCAAGCATAGTTGGCTAGAAATCGAAGCCAAGATGACATTCGCGGAGCCCGAGCTGGTCCGTGTGTTGGAGAACGAGTACGGGCTCCTGCCTCATCATCTCGTGGTCATCACGGGCGGCGAGCCTTGCGCTCACAACCTTCGAGAGTTCACCGGGCTGCTCCACGACAAAGGCTATAACGTTCAGATCGAAACGTCGGGGACCTATGACGTGCAGTGCGACGCACGTACCTGGGTCGCGGTAAGCCCGAAGATCGATATGCCCGGAGGGCGCACGTTGTCCGATCAAGCAATGGCCCGCGCCAACGAACTCAAGTTCGTCGTCGGCAAAGAAGAGGACGTCGACACGGCGATGGCAATCTGGGCGCATCACCGAGTCCCATTATCGCTTCAACCCGTCAGCCAGAATAAGAAAGCAACCGCGCTCTGCGTTGAAGCATGTCTCCGCACAGGCGCTCACCTTTCCCTACAGACCCATAAGTTCATCGGGATAGAGTAGGGCAACACGCGAACCTATTATGAGCAAGCCTACGAAACCAGGACGACCGCCGGTGATGACGGAGACGGTACGCAAGTCGATCCTCGACGCCGTGCGTCTTGGGACGGGGCTGTATCGAGCGGCGGAGTTGGCGGGTGTCAGCTCTCAGAGCTTCCGGCGGTATATGCGGAAGGGCGAGGAAGATGCGGCAGAAGGACGCGAGACGACGGCGACGCGGTTTGTAGCGGATGTCTCAAAGCAAACGGCGCACATCGGGCATCTGATGGAAGGGTCGGTGGTTCACGCTGCTCTGCATGGGCGGGACGTGAAGGCGGCCCAATGGTGGTTAGAGCGTCGACTGCCCGACGAGTACGGCAGGCATGATAAGGTCACCGTCGATGTGCAACAGAAGATGGCCGTGGACTTCCTGGACTTCATTCGGGAGCGCGTAGATGTCGACTGCTACAACAAGATCTTACGTGCGCTGGCTCCAGACGGAGGCAACGAAGAGACGCCCGTCCTCCAACTCGCGTAAGTACATCCCCGTCACGCTTCACGAGAAGCAGCAGGCGTTCTACGACTACGACGGCCCCGATGGGTTGTTCGGCGGTGCGGCGGGTGGCGGTAAGACGATCGGACAACTCGCCTCGTCGCTCAAGTATATCCACGTCCCAAACTATTCGGCGCTGCTCATCCGCCGTGCCTACACCCATCTCCAGCAACCTGGCGCGTTCATCCCCACAAGTCGCGCTTGGCTTCTCGGGACCGACGCGACGTACAACCAGAGCCAGCACACGTGGTTCTTCCCCAGCAGCGCTCGGCTGACGTTCGGCTACCTCGACAACATCCGCGACCTCGACCGGTACCAGGGCGGTGAGTACCAATACATTGGTGTGGACGAGGCCACTCAGATTCCCGAGAACCTGCTGCGGTATCTCTACTCTCGACTCCGTAAGAAGGAAGGGATGCAAGTCCCGCTACGGATGCGACTCACCGCCAACCCCGGCGGCGTCAGCCACGAATACGTCAAGCGCCGCTACATCACCGAGGGCGAGAAGTACGACCGGGTGTTCATTCCGTCGTTGCTCTCCGACAATCCTTCCCTCGATCGCGGCGAGTATCTGAAGCAGCTCGCGGAACTCGACCCGCTCACCAGAGCACGATTGCTCAACGGCGACTGGGACGCGATGCCCGAGGGCGGGCTGTTCAAGCGCCAATGGTTCAAGGTAGTGGAACCCAGGGCGGTCCCGAAGGAGATTCGATGGGTGCGGTATTGGGACATGGCGGCGACGGAGCCGAAAGAAGGCACCGACCCCGACTGGACCGCCGGCGGGCTCGTGGGGCTACACGACGGCATCTGGTACGTTCGGGACGTCCGGCGCTTCAGGGAAAGCCCGGAAGGCAACGAGCGACGTATCGTCGAGACGGCATTTGCCGACGGACGACAGACGGAGATTGTGATGGAGCAAGAGCCCGGCGCGAGCGGCAAGTCTGTCATCGCGTACTATGCGCGCCGAGTGCTAACCGGGTTTCGGTTTCGCGGCGAGCGATCGAGCGGCAGCAAAGTCGAACGCGCTGCGCCATTGGCGTCCGCTACTGAAGCAGGCAACCTGCGGCTCGTCGAAGGGACATGGATACAGGACTTCCTCGATGAGGCGACCGCGTTCCCGATGGGCGGTCATGACGATCAAGTGGATGCCGTGAGCGGAGCTTTCGGAATCATCAACTCGCGACTTCGAGCGGTTCGAAGCGTGCACATAACCGACCTCTGAAAGCGCACTACGCATGGCTGACCTCTTAGAACTGCTCGAACGCACCCGTCCGGGATACGAGCAAGAGCTGGAGTACCATCGGATGTTGATCGATGCGTACACCGGCGGTGGCGGTTTCGCGGGCGCAGTCGTGCAACCTCCGTCCGGGTTCTGGGGCGCAGCGGCCGAAGTCTACAGCGCTAGCGATTATGCCGGCGTCATTGACAGGGAGCGGCTTACGTACCTCGATCGCTATCCGCGAGAGGACCAAGAGAAGTTCAAGCGCCGCTTGCAGATCGCGCACTACCCGAACTACATCCAGCCGCTCACCGATCTTAAGATCTCGTTCATGATGCGCAAAGGGCTCATGATCGACGACCGACCCGACCCGCTCTACGAATGGCGCGAGGACGTGGATGGGCGCGGCACTACCTGGGACGAGATGCTTCCCGGTATCGTTCTGCGAACCGCAACGCTTGGCTGGAGCCCGGTCGTCATCGACATGCCGCCTGCTCCAATCAACCCAGACGGCACGCCGGCGCTTATGACGCGAGCCACCGCAGACGCGCTCGGACTGCGACCCACGGCCGTGCCGCTGTTCCCGGCGAACCTGACGGACTACCAGCTCGACGACAACGGCGACTTCGTTTGGGCGAAGATACGAACAGACTATCGGTACCAAGAGAACCCGTTCGACGACCCGAAGGAGATCACGCGCTACACCGTCTGGTACCGCGACCGCTACGAACAGTACGAGGTCGTGACCGCCGCCGGAAACAAAGCTGCGACGGCTACTGCGCAAGCTCCCCATTCATTCGGGGCGGTGCCGGTCGCCATCATGCAGCACAAGCCGATGATCGACGATCCGATCAAAGGCATTCCGATGCACGGCCAGGAGTCGACTGAAGCCCGCCGTCTGTTCAATCTCCACTCCGAGCTGGACGAGCACATGCGGAGCCAGGTATTCGCGGTGCTGGTTCTTGCGATGGGGATCGACGAAGCGAAGCGGCAGGTCACGATCGGAACGGACAACGCGGTACTGCTCGACCCGATGGCGCAACGCGAGCATTACTTTATGTCACCGCCGCCGACAGTGGCCGCGGCTTACGAGACGCGCATTGAGTCCTCGATCCAAGAGATATACAGACAAGCCCGCGTCGAGTTCACCCGACCACAAGCATCGAGACAAGCGACGAGCGGCATCGCACGCAAGTTCGAGTTCGCGCAGACAGACCGGGCGCTTGGTATCTTCGCAAAGCAGGTTGCTCGATTCGAGGAGCACGTGGACTTCCTCGTGGGCACGGGCCTGGGCGTAACAGAAGATCAACTCGTCGAGCAGCGCATCACCGCGCCGGAGAGCTTCGACGTTGAGGACTTGCAGACTGACCTTCAGTTGGCGATCGACGCCATTACAATGCTGACCGTCGGCCCGACAGCAGAGACACGACTGCGAACCCGCGTCGTCGACCAGTTGTTGCCGAACCTGAGCCAATCAGATCGCGAGCAGATCGAAGAAGAGCTGGCGCGCATACAAGCGGCGGACCTGGACGAGGAACAGATCAACGCGGAGATATCCGCGGCGCTCGACGAAGAGAAGCCCGA